GGGATGCACTTAACATTTCTCAATCATTAAAAAGTGTGGATCCAAGTGTCTTTTCACCTGAAGCAGCAAAAATTATTCGTTTCTTACAAGCACAAACAGATAATATTACTGATGATAAGGCTGGTTTAGCCGCGTTAAAAAATTTAGATGATCTTTTTGAGAATGCTTACGGAATTAAGAATGTAACTAAAGAAGGAATTCCAGCTAATAATGTTTCTGTTCCTTATGAAATAAAACAAGTAATGACGGACGTATTAGCTAAAACAAGACAACGTGGTGTTGGTATGGAGGGTTCAGCTTTTGTTGGTTCTCCTTCACATGGAACTTCACAAGTATTTGGAAGCACATCTGGTAAGAATTACCGTGAATTTTTATTTGGATGGAAACCAAAAGGTCCACGTAAAAATGAACCTGTATATGATTATGCTCATTCGTTTGGTTCAGCAAAAGGACAAAACGCTTTTATGCATGCACGTGTAAGTGATCGCGTGGATGAATACGGAAATAAATTATTATTTGTAGAAGAGTTTCAATCAGATATGCATCAACCTATTTCATCAGCTATTCGTAAAGCAGAGAAAGCAGGAAAGAAAGTTGGAAAAGAAGGAAAGTATTTTCCGCGTTTAGATGTTGCAGTGGCAAAATCTAATCAAGCAAACTTGGAACAAATGGCTAACATACAACGACAAATAGATCGTTTACTGGAGACTAATCCACGTTCACCAAAACTAGCAAAACTTTATGAACAAAAAGATATGATTAGAGGTATTGAAGCAGATAAAGCTTCAAACTTAGGAAAGAATACAAGTAATATTCCTGAAGGTCCATTCAAAGATTCACAAGATTATATGGAATTTGCAATTAAGTACTTGCTGAGAGTGGCAAAAGATGGTAATTACGATGGCGTGGCTTTTTCGACACCAACGATTAAGAACTTACATTTAGGTCCTGGAAACAGGGATTATCAAGGTAACTTAATTGCGTATGGTCCGATATTAAAAAATGCTATTCGTAAGGCTAAAGCAAAAAGTGGGGCAAATTTAGTTGAAACAAGCATTGCGGGACCAAAACGTGAAACAGGAAGATGGGGCGAAGATCAATCTTACTTTGGTGTTCCAGCGTTGATGTTGAAAGGAAACAAAAAGGCACTGGAGAAAATAAGCAAGGGTCTTCCGGCGTATAAGGAAGGTGGTTTGACAAAAACTATCGCGCCAGAAAAAGGACCTTCACCGTATGGCATTATGAAAGATGTCGTGCCAGGACTATAGGGGAGATAGATGGCAAAAAAGAATCAAAATAATAATATTGATAAAGCTTTAGAAGCATTGCAAGGAGCTTTGGATATTGAACCAGTAGGTCAAGAAGTTCAATTACCTGAACAAGTTGTAGAGTTTGAACCAGATGTAGAATTAACAGAAATGCAAGATGGAGGTGCAGAGGTCAACTTTGATCCTAACGCACCAATAGATCAATCACAGATTCCATTTGATGCAAATTTAGCAGAGTATATAGAAGAAAAAGATTCCCGTAAGTTCGCTAATGATCTTGTGGGAGCATTCGAAGCGGATAAAGAGTCTAGAAAAGACTGGGAAGATACCTATGTCAAAGGACTTGATATGTTAGGTTTTAAATATGAAGACCGAACACAACCGTTCGAAGGTGCATCAGGGGTCGTACATCCTTTATTAGCTGAATCTGTTACGCAGTTTCAAGCCCAAGCTTATAAGGAACTCCTCCCCCCAAGCGGCCCCGTACGCACTCAAATAGTAGGCGCAATTACACCTGAAGTACAAGATCAGGCAGAACGTGTCAAAGATTACATGAATTATCAGATTACAACAGTTATGAAAGAATTCGATCCTGAAATGGATCAAATGCTTTTCTATTTACCATTATCCGGTTCCTCATTTAAAAAAGTTTATTTCTGTCCAATTATGAAACGTGCTGTTTCTAAATTTGTTACAGGTGAAGATCTTGTTGTTAATTATATGGCAACTGATTTAGAGACAGCTGATCGTATAACCCATGTTGTACGTATGACAAATAATGATGTACGTAAATTGCAGGTTCAAGGATTTTATATAGATGTTGAACTAACAACTGGTGAAGTAGATCCTTCAGAAGTAAGAGAAAAAGTAAATGAGTTAGAAGGAGTTCAAAAAGAATACGCCAACGATGATGACGAACATGAAATTTTAGAAATGCATGTTAATGCGGATGTTCCAGGATTTGAAGATCAAAAAGGAATTAAACTTCCATATATTGTTACAATTGACAAATATTCTAGAACAATTTTATCTATAAGAAGAAACTGGAATCAACAAGATGCTTTTTATAAAAAGATTCCATACTTCGTACACTTTAAATTCCTCCCAGGACTAGGGTTTTACGGCTTTGGTCTAATACACATGCTAGGTGGATTGTCAAGAACTGCAACAAGTGTTTTGCGGCAGTTAATTGATGCAGGTACTCTTGCCAATCTTCCAGCAGGATTTAAAGCACGTGGAATGCGTATACGTGATTCTGATGAACCATTACAACCAGGTGAATTTAGAGATGTGGATGTAACAGGTAATTCTATTCGTGAGTCACTATTACCACTTCCATTTAAAGAACCTTCTCAAACTTTATTTGCATTATTAGGTTTTGCAGTTGATGCAGGAAAATCTTTTGCAGCAATTGCTGATATGAAAATGGGTGAAGGAAATGAACAAAACCCAGTTGGAACTACACTTGCTTTATTAGAACGTGGTACTAAAGTAATGAGTGCAATACATAAAAGATTGCATTACGGACAACGTGAAGAGTTTTCAATGCTTGCACGTGTGTTTCAATTATATTTACCACCGGAATATCCATATGCTGTTGTTGGTGGAAATCGTATGATTAAACAACAAGACTTTGATGAGCGTGTAGATATACTACCTATTTCTGATCCCAATATATTTTCAATGGCACAGCGAATTACATTGGCTCAACAACAATTACAATTAGCATCATCTAATCCTTCTATGCATAATTTACGTGAAGCGTATAGAAGAATGTATTCAGCAATGGGTGTTGATAATGTTGATGCAATTTTAAAACCAGATCCTGAGTTACCAGCTCCTACAGGACCGGCTACAGAAAATGGACAAGCAATGAAAGGTCAAGCACCTAAGGCATTTCCAATGCAGGATCATCAAGCTCATATAAGTGCACACTCAGAATTTATGTTTACAAGAATGGTTCAAATTAATCCACAATTATTTTCTTTGTTACAAGCTCATATTTCAGAACATATTGCATTAATGGCTGGTGAACAAATGAATCAAAAATATCAACAACAAGTTCAACAACTACAACAAGCAATGCAACAAGCACAACAACAAGGCAACCAACAAGCAATGCAACAATTACAACAGCAAAATGATCAATTGACAAATCAAATTGCTTCTGAGCAGGCACAAATTGAAGCACAATTAACTGGACAATTAGCTAAAGATGAAGAAGCACGAATGAATCAAGAGCCTAAAGATCCACTTGTTAAATTAAAGCAACAAGAAATTGATTTAAAAGCAATGGAGACTCAGGCAAGATTAGCTAAAGATATTGCAACTGATTCAGAAAAAATGGATCTAGAGCGTGATAAATTGGAAGCAGACACAAGTATTGAATTAATGAAAGTTGCGGCAGATGCGGACAAACAATCTAATGCTGACGCAGTGTCAATTTTAAAAGAGAATATGATTTCAGCGCGTGAGGCGATGAAAGATCAAACAGCTGAAAGGATAGCGAGAAACAATGCAAAGCAAAATGGAAAAAAAGCTGACTAAAATAAGTGAATCAATGCAAAAAATTGAAGAAGCTGCACGTTCAGAAATTAAAACAACTGAGGATTATATGTTAGTTTGTTCTTCTCTTATGGCTGTGACTAGGAATATGTATATCGAAGCTTTAGGGCCAGGTGATACGGTTCAAATGTTTGAAGCAGTTGCAGATAGTATTATTGCAACAGACGAAATGTTAAAACATTTTCAAGATTATCCTAAACCAACAATACACTAATGCCTTTTAAGTCAGAGAAACAAAAAAAATATTTATGGGCTAACGAGCCCAAAATTGCCCGTGAATGGACGGATAAATATGGAAGTTCTACCAAAAAGAAAAAAGGTGGTAGAATAAAACAATTGAAAAAAGGAGGAAAACATGCCACAAGTCGGTAAACAAAAATTTCCATACACTTCTGTTGGTGTTCAACAAGCTCAGAAACATGCAAAAGAGACTGGGCAAAAGGTGAATATGCAATCAAATTATAAGAAGGGTGGAAAGGTAAAGAAAATGAATACTGGAGGTTTATTTAAAGCTGATGGTTTTCATACAGAACCTTGGGTAAACAAAGATGGGTATCCAAGCGGGGGAATCCCGGTTAAAAATAAATAAAGGAGGGCCAAATGAATTTATTAAAAGATATTTGGGGACATCTAAAAGAATGGAATGAGTGGAAGATGAAGGACTGGATAAAGGCCGGAATCGTAGCTATTATTGTTCTTATTGTTCTTAAAGCTGTAATCGTTCCAGGTGCATAATGGTAACCTTTGACGATAAAGATAATAGATTTGGAGCTTATGCTAAGTCATTAAGCGATCAAGCTGCTTATAAAAAAGCTGCACCCGAAAGGGCTTGGAATGAAATGAAAAATTATCATAACCAGGCTGTTTCGGGACAGCTTGATGATGCAGGTATAGCTAAATTTAAAGATTTACGACACGACTGGAATCGGAAATATAAAAACACGCCTGTAGGAATTATGGCGTCAGGTGTCAATCTTGATGAAAATCCTTTCGGTGCACAAGATTTATATCATGATATGAGTGCGCAGTTATTTTTTGATCAACCAAAAACATACGATACAATGTATCCTTACAGCCCAGGTAGAATGTCTCAAAACTTTGGAAAAGCTTTAGAAAACACTTTAAGTGCTCAATTTATTAAAAGTTTGTTTGGAGGACGTGATAGAGAAACGCCTATTCCTGAAAATGTTCTTAAAATGAGAGAAAGATTTCCAGGTGTTACTTCTTCAGCAGACAGTAACTTGTATAATGACGATTTTAATATATTTGACATATACCTAGAAAATTCTCAAATACCAAGAAAACCAGAACCGTATTTTGGTAGAGGAGAATTACCAGAAGATTTTGACTATAGTCAATTTCAAACTATTGCGGATGAAGTACTTGATAATGAAATAACTAATAATATTGATGTAGAGATAAAACAAAAACCACCTTTTCCTTTAACCGAAGAAGAAATATTTAATAATCAATATTCCTTTGTAGATGAAAATCAAGATTTAACACCTTATGAATGGGTAGTTCTCCCAATCCCCCTTTCCTCTAT